TCTATGCCAACAGTTATTGCTAAAGCACCTGCGGAAGTTACTGTTCCAAGGTTACGACAAGTGATAGCAAAGTATTCACCTGGGTTTACAACTAGCGGCGACATGAATTGCATCCCTATACTAGGCGCGCCAACACCGGCAGCAGCAGTTACCACGAAGTCTAAGTTACCAATTAGTACTCTTCGAGGTGCTTTAGTTGTGGCAGTTACAAATGAACCTGTTTCTGCTGTCGCTAAAGACAATGCTGTATGCCCAAATGCAGCGCCCATAACTAAAGTTAGCGGGCCACCAGTTAAAGCAACTTGCACACTGGAAGATATACGAATACCTTGCACTACTAATGTTTTAGGTGGTTGTGTTACTGAGCCAACTGGATTTTGATAACTCAGTAGAATGCCATCTGTACCAGCGGTTAGTGTTGGGAGGACAAGAACCACACCGCCAAGACCGATGTTACTAGCAGCAGCAGTCGTGTTCGTTAACGCAGCAGCAGCAGCAACAGCGGCATTAGAATACAGTGCTAGTGAGCCTTGCGTATCGCCGTCTTGCCCTTGATAAGAATCCCCTTGCATAGATTTTTGAATTGACCAATCCTTATTAGCTGCAAGATCGGTCATTGTCACATGTAACGTACCTATCTTTGTAGTGAAGCCACCTGTTACTGCACCTGAGTTGCGCATCATTAAGCAAACTGGCAAGTTCATACTTAGATACGGAACTGCGTTACCACTTGGTACTGACATATAACCATAAAGAGTACCGTCAACCCAGAACTCCACTCTTCGCTGTGAGATAATAATTTGGAAGCTGGCTACTGAGCCGACTGTAAGCGAAGCAATCAATACACCAGTGGAAGTTTCTACACCGTTATAAGTCATAATTCCAGCTAGTCCAGCAGAGCTTAGTCTCCAGAAACACCCATCAGCAGGTGCAACACCAGCAGTACCTAAAAATAATCCAGCTTCAAGTATTTGGTTAGCGGGAGGGGTTGCACTAATAAGCCCCGTAAACTCTACGTTTAAAGAACCATCACCTTGCAAAGTGTGATGTTTCCATGTCTGCATGTAAGTATAGTTACCTGAAACAGTAGATAAAGCGGGGTTGATGTTTAAGAATCCAGCAGACTGTGAACTGGTCATTGTGGCGGCTGCGTATTTCCAATCACCAGTATTTTGAGCTGTAGTTGTAAAGTTGAACAGACTCAGCATGGTATCAAGACCCGCTGAAATCCTATTGTCCTCACCTACATGCGGAGTTCTAACCAAAGGAGTACCTGTTATTGACCCTGAGTCCATTCTTGATTGAATAGAAGCGAAGCCAGCCTGAGTTGTTACGACAGGTAGGTTTACATTCAGGTTATAGGTAGAATCTACGTTTGGACTACCGGCTGTGTTTGAGCCACTTTCAATTTTAATACCTGCCATGTCTTACCCCTTTAATCTGCAAATACCCACCGACATGCAATCGTGCCAGTAAGTTGTAATGTTGAAATAGCTTCTGCATCAAAAGCATTAGCGTTTTTTGCTGTGGCATAAGCCCCAAAATTCAATGCACCTATCAAGCGATGTTCTTGTGCGTTGTGTGTTGCAGTAGAATCTGTACCATCAATGTAAATCTCCAACTTACTTGTAGAACTTAGTCCGGTAGCTGTTACTCCGGTTAAAGTTGCACGAGTTGAACCCTTGCCAGTACCAAAATCGAATGTAACTGTCCCCTGACCCGTTGCCATCTTAAGTTACTATATAAGTTCCGTTACTAGCATCAAGCGTAGGCGTATAAGTATCACCAGCCACCAGCACAGTCGCAGAGCCTCTATCCCAGTATCCAATACACTGAGTATTAGTTAAGTTATAGAGAATAACGTACTGAAAAGTAAAACCACCACCCGAAGCTGTCCAAGTAGGACTAACAGGAGCAGCTAGGACTAATTTATATACGCCTGCTGTTTGAGATGAACTTGTAATCGTACAAGATACACCACCCGCAGTATAGCCGCCCGACGTTGCAAGCTCAGTAGCACTCACCGCAGTTGTGTTCGTAGCTACGTTTGGAGCAGTATTAGAAAGTATTAGCTTCCATGAGTCAGTGCCAGCATTAGCAGCTTCTTGCAGGACTTCTGTACCAATTTGGTATTTTACATACGTCAAAGTTGCCATTATTGAACCCCACTCATTTTCCCGTTTTCATCACGGATTATTACTTTAGGCTTTTGCAATGATTTCATAACATCGCCTATCTTGCCCATGGCCTCAGAGTGCATTTGCATTATTTGCCCCATCTTGTCATCCTCTTCACCACCTAAGCTTTCAGTAACTTCAGTATTGGCTGCTTGGGTGGCTGACATCATGGCTGTATCCATTGTGGTCTTTGCGCTGATCTGAGCCGTCAGAATACGAGTAGATGCATCTAGTTCAGCCTTCCACTTCTCGAATTCTTGCTCTTTGTTAATCTTGAACATCTCCATCTGGCCTTGATGCTCAAATTCAGATTGCTTCAATTGGCTTTGCAATTGTGCTTTCATTTGCTCAACTTGCATAGTTGCTTCTGCTTGCGCATGGCTTGCTTGTGCATCTGCTTGCGCCCTCATTTGCTCAGACTGTGCTTGTTGCTGCGCTTTGAACTGTTCAAGCTGTTGCTGTTGTTGCATCTTTGCTTGCTCAAGCTGCATATTGGCTTGTATCTCGCCTTGCTTGGCTTGCATTTCTGCTTGATGCTTTTGCATATCAGCTTGCTGTTGTGCTTGTGCTTGCTGTTGTGCTGCTGCGTTAGGGTCAGGCTGTGGCTGTGGCTGTTGCATTTTATCTAAAGAATCCTCAACCGCATTACCCATCTTAGACCGGCGAACAATGGTAAGCATGATTTCTTTAGCGGCTTCCATAGGCAAAGCCCCCATCTGGATAGCCGGTGCGACACCTTGCATGAACTGAGTTATTCCGCTTAACAATTCAGTTAACCCCTTCATATCCTCCTGAATGGTTGAAGCCGTCGTGCTATCTGTTTCAACATCAACCTTATAGGTTCGCTGGCAGTCATCCTTTAAGATAGCCTGAATGCTTTCCCATGTGTAAGGCGGGACTTGTGGCTGTTGTGGTGGTTGGCCTTGCGTCTGTTTCCCTTGTTGCTGTGCCATCATAGCCTGTTGCTGGAATTGCATCATAGCCTGCTGGAATTGCGCCATCTGTTGTTGCACTTGCGCTTCAGTCGGGTAATTCAATCCGGTCATCTTTTGCAGAGTTTCAAGCTGGAATTTCTCCCCAATGATTTCAGCCATCAGGCGCATTGTGTCGCGGATATGCCTCTGTAACTCTCGTTGAACGGTAGATATACGCATCGTGCCCCATTGGGCTTTGATCTGTTGAGCGCCTAGTGTTTCATTAGCATTCGATGCACCGCGCAGAATGTCACCAAGACCATTGATCTCATATATTACCTGCTTACATTGCTCACGTTGTTGGGTAAGGATAGTAACAACCTGGGCAGCCTTATCAATGGGCATCATCCATATTGCTTTTTCAAGTCCACCACGCTCAAGCCATGCCGCTGCATTCTGTGCCGGTATAAGATCATTGTCATTGCCCTTAAGCAATTCAGACACTTCCGACATAGTGCTGTCATAGATGCCACGCACTTTTAGAGCGTCAATAATCTTGTTAATACGGGTTGATATACGGTCTAATTCCTCTGCCTGCTCTTGATATTGCGAGTATAAAGGCAAGGGAACTAGCGTAGAACTGTCCATGATTGCGTAGACAGGTCGTGCAATTGGGAAAAACGAGGTTAACTTTAATGGGTCGTCAATAATTGAGAGCGGCTCAGTTGCAGATTGAGATACGAAAATTACCTCTTTTTCATCCTTATCCCATATCTCCCAGACTGAAGCAGTTTTAAACGCATCTACCGTTGATTCATCTTCGCGGTTTACATCTTCATCGTTAGACTCATCAAGTTTAAGCGTTTCGCCAACATCTCCAAACTTCTCAACCAAATCATCACGGGTCATGCGGTGGTGGAATGCAATCCACTGCACTTCCTCCCAAGTCTTGCCAGCACCCATGCGGAAATCATCCCATTGGACATGCTCAATAACTACTTGCTCCCAAGCCACCTCTTCGGACTCATCCGACTCCATAACCTCGGATGTTTTACCCTTAACTTGCTCATTCTCTTCACCATTTGGCAGGGTTACTAACTTAGGAACGTACCGCACACGATTGACACCTCTCCCAGTCAATAGCATATCAAGCAGGGTTTGCTTTACAGCAGTATCGAATTGCTCTATATCAATGGAGAACTCAAGCGAACGGGATAGAACTTCTGAAACAGCCTTACCAACAGGATCAGCGTCTTTAAACCTACGTCTGACATCGGGTTTTGGGAGTGAGTTATACACCGCAGGCATTAAAGTCTCGGTGTTAGACCAAAGAATATTGAAGGAGTTTTTCTTTCGATTACGACCACGATACTTGTCAATGACAAGCTTGCCGACCTTACGCCATTCAGCCTCACGCTTGTCTGAAAGTTTAAGCTCAAGCATCCAACGGCGTTGAATACCCTTCTTGCCTTCGCCTAGCTCTTCTTTACTCTCGTTTTGCGCGTCCATTACACAACTACCGCGCCAGGTTCAGCAGGAGAGTATCTTAGGTAATGTCTCCATGTTCCAGTTGTTGGGCCGGTAGCAATGACCAGGGTTAGAGTGCCAGAAGGGAAGAATATCCCTCGTGCTGCTTGAGATAAACCAACACCAGTAGCAGATATAGTTGGAGATGTTGTAAGTGCATCACCAACTACCGTTACTATCGTTCCAGCAGTGACACTTGCCAAGCTACCAGATACACCTGATATTGCTGTTGCACTTCCGACTGTCGGGGTGATCGAATATTGAACTGTTGTTAAAGTCGCGTCGTTAGCAGTTATACACTCAGAAACAAGATCGTGGAATGTAACGTCTCCCTGTGCTGTAAAAATTATATCTCCATTGGTCATTACACGCGTGGAAGATACGACGATTAAATCTGATATACCACTTACTTGTGTGCCATTGCGGTTGTAGAAGTTCCCATTATGATATATATCATTTGGTGCGTCACCGATTGCCATATTTCCTCCTTGCCACCATCACGGCGGGGTTAATCATCATTAATACGCTTGTTTCTTTGATTCTTTATCAAATCAGCGATGGTTTGCTCAGTTGAATATTTTGGTGCAGGTATTGGCTTTGGCTTCATCTCTTCTCGCCATGCTACTGCTAACATCCGAAAGCTATCCGCATCGTGGCTTGTCCAATCGTGAAGTGGCTTATCTCTAAACACCTTTTTATTTTCGTCAAACTCCCTGCGATACAAGCTAAGACTATTCAACCCATCTTTACAGTTATCCCGATCAAACCAACACAAGGGCAGCGTCATCCTAACTGCTTGAATGCCATCTTGCAAACTTAAATCCGGCACTATGCGACTAGCGAATCCAGACTCTAAGAATTGTTGCTGAACAGATTTACCTGCTGCTGCTAGTGTCTTAGCTCTAGCATCATGCGGTAGCCACACAAAAGGCTTGCCACCGAACTGAGCGTATTTATACCCCTTTTCCTTTAGTTTTTCAACATAAAATAGCACATTTTCCCCATTTGTAGCGAAATGGTCGATTACGTGAATCTCACCATTAACAATCTGATACCACCAAATTGATGTGTCGTCTGACCATCCAATGTCGAAGCTGGCGTAAACATTAACATCTGGGTCATATTCTACTTTGGTTATTCTACCGTCAGATAGGGCTATATTTAGTTCTTTACCATAATACGCACCTTGTATAGCTGCTTGGAATGAACATTCGAATTCCTGCTCGTATTGGTCATCGGTCATCTCACACTTGGCAGCAGCCAACTCCGCCACATCAACCAATCCTGAATCACTTGCCTTTAGTAGAAGCCTAAACCATTCAACCAATGATTCTGTGCGCTGCCACAAATCATAAAATGCGTTATGGCCTTTTGGCGTACCAATAAACACTGCCCATCCTTTGCGGTCTGACAATGCAGGCCGAACAACCTCTCCCCACATACTAGGTTTCATATCAGCGTATTCATCAAGAATAATACCATCCACATACAAACCACGCAGCCGATCAGGGTTATCAGCGCCGTATAACCTTACCCTTGCCCCATTTGGGAAGTCTGCGCGTAACTCTGCCTCATTGTATTTGATGCCTGGTATATCTTGAGTGAGATTTTTGACGTAAAGCCATGCTACGTCTTTTGCCTGATTGTAAAGCGGGGCGATATACGCAAATCTAGCATCTTGCTTCGAGGTGAATAGTGCGGATAGTACAAGCTCTGCAACACAAGCAACTGTTTTACCTGCCCGTCTATGACAAACTAATATCGCCCACCGATTAGTCCGATTATGAAAATCAATAAACTGACC